TATCTATAACATTACACCCCTTAAATACCTTTGTCAATAGGTTGTTCTAGCCTTAATAACTAAAGTTCTACGCACGAAACGAGGCTAGTTAAAATATACCTTGAGACTAAATACACAAATTGTAAACTAATCGGCGGGATATCTTGCTGCCACCACCTATTAGGGAGGGGTAATAGGGTATCCTAATAGGGTGCTTTAGTCTCAAACTCACTTAAGGTAGTGAATAAATAGGGGGTGCTAATAGGGGGGGGTAATGCCAAGAGAAGAGAAGAGAAGAGAGTAAGGAGAAGAGAGCACCCTATTAGCCACTTAGAGTAAGTGTACCACTTAGAGAAAACCCTTGACATTATCTATCCACTTCAGTTTAACTAAAGTTGATGAGTAAACCAAAGTCCTCTCTGCCGGCCGTCCAGGTGATAGCGGCTCCGGCCGACCTTGAGGAAGATAACCCCCAAGATAACCCCTGGCTTGTCCTACCAGCTAAGCCCACGGGGACTCCCGGGGCGGATGTTATGGATAACATAACTACTCATAGCCCCTCTAAGCGGCGTCAGATGAGCCCCGCTTCACTTGCTAACCTTAAGCCGTTTGAGCCGGGGCATAAGCACGGGCCGGGCAATCCCTACCCTATCAGCCGTCACCTTAAAGACCTGATAGCCGAGATTAACCCTGATGGTAAGCTCAAGGGTAGGGTAGTCGCCGAGAAGCTATACGAGACCGCTTGTAGCCCTGGTAGCCGTGGTTATCCTGTAGCTGTCAGTGCCGTCCTAGACCGCACCGAAGGCAAGGTTACTGGCGATGAAGCCAAAGCGCCGACTGTTAACATCCTCAATGTCATAGTCAAGGACGCTGAGACCAAGGCTGACCTGACGCTCTTAAAAGCTATGGGTAAGACTGCTAAACTCCCAGAACAGTTAACAGAGGGCTTGGTAAATGGCTAGTGGTATCTTTCTATGTCCCGTGTATTACAATGTGCGCCTTGCTTATCGTAGTGCGTGTCAGGGGTATTAAAGTAACTAAGTCATAGGGGGCTAAATGCTAGTAGGTCAAGCTAAGAAGGACTACCAGCGGGACTACATGAGACGTAGGCGGTGTGTTAAGGTGTTAGACCCTATCAATCTACCTGTTAGACCTATCGTAGCCCCTGTTAGACCTTCTAGTGTGTTTAGACCCTATCCTGTCGTGCCAGTCAAGGGTAAGATGCGATGACTATGCCTGCCGAGTTGAATTAGTGGGGCGACCTCGGATTGACGGGCGGGGTGAGGGGTACTTAGTATACCCCCGTAACTAAGAAAACAAAAAGGGAGGTTTTATTATGTCATGCAAGCACAATCATGGATGCGAACACCGACGTATCAAGTTTTGTAAGCTATGTTTGAAGGTTTACTGTGAAGACTGTGGGAGAGAATGGGAAGATAAGTGTCAATTAAATCATATCAAGGTATGGTGGAGTTCTTTTTAGAACAGATGTTCGGGAAAGTAGAAAACCAAATTTCGGTGTTTTATTATGTAATGGGGGCGAGAAAGGGAAGCTGGTAATCCCGTAAGCAGATGGCGATAACACGCTCTAGGTAATCTGGTATTGAGATGGCGTCTCGTTTAAATGACTTCGCTAGGTCAGCCAGCAATCCGAAGAGGGTGCGGTGGAACAGACACCTGCCCCTGTAAAATAAGGATAGTTAGGGAGGAATAGAACGGTAGCAGTCAATCTAATCACCACCAGGATATTCAAAGAGACCTTACACGCTTATGTGACAGGCAAGAGGCGTGTTCTGAATGAGGGTGGGACATCTTCAAGTAAGACGTACTCTATTTTGCAGTTTTTAATCATGGTGGCTCAGGAGACGCCGGTGCCCCTGATGATTTCTGTTGTAAGTGAGTCATTACCCCACTTAAAGCGTGGTGCTATGAGGGATTTTTTCAACATACTTGGTGAGATACCGGACAACAACAAGTATTTCAACAAGACGGAGAGTATGTATCGGCGGCCTGAGTGGAAGGGTGTGTTCGAGTTCTTCGGGGCTGATGATGATGCGAAGGTAAGGGGGCCAAGACGGGATATACTTTTCATCAATGAGGCAAACAACGTACCCTGGGGAACGGGTCAAGGGCTAGACATCCGCACATCAAGGTTTACTGTTCTTGACTGGAATCCTGTAGGGGAGTTTTGGGCACACGAATACTGGTTGCACGATAAGAGCTCGGAGTATATTCACTCAACCTATCTAGATGCTATGGAAGTCTTGCCGGCACAGGTGATTGAGGATATTGAATCGTACAAAGACAAAGACCCGAACTGGTGGAACATATACGGGCTAGGTAGGTTGGGGAAGATTGAAGGGCTGGTATATCCGTTCTTTGAACAGTGTGATACTCTGCCCGATGGTGACAAATTCTATGGGTTGGACTTCGGGTTCTCCGGCGACCCTGCTGCTTTGGTGGCCAATGTTATCATTGGAGACACATTATATTCTGATGAGTTAATTTACGAGACAGGTCTCACAAATGATGTTCTTGCACGGAAGATGGATTTACTTGGTGTAATACAGAATTATGATGAAATTATAGCTGACTCAGCCGAACCTAAGAGTATTCAGGAGCTTTACGACAGGCACTTTAATATCAAACCCTGTGAGAAAGGTAAGGGGAGTGTCCAATACGGGATTCAGAAGGTCAACCAGTATAAGCAGGTCTGGACAAAACGCTCGGTGAATTGCATTAAAGAGCAACGGAATCACAGATATATCATTGATAAAAATGGTCTGATTACTGAGAAAACTACCCATAAATGGAGTCACGGATTAGATGCTAGGCGTTATCCGGTAGCTACTATCAGTTTCACACATCACGGCCCCGCCAGACAATCAATCTTGGGCTCACTGGTAAGGGCAAGACAGACCATTCTGGGTATAAGGGAACGTAACCCACTCACAGTAAAGGATTTGGTGAAGATATGAGTAGCATTGATATAGTTACAACCAGAGAACAGGAATTATCCATACTCTACCAGCGTGTGGACTTTGATGCGGCTAAATTAAGCGTTCCTTACCGCATGATGCGCCTTGACCAACCTTCGGTCGCTGTAGATAACGTGGTCAACGTCACCATGAACTACCCAGGCACCTACGCCAATGACCTGGCGACCCTTATTTCTCAGGCTCTCACACAGACAGTTATCGAGGGTTACAGGAAAGGTAAGCCAATGACGGGCAAGGAAACCCATATTATTGAGGACTTTCTGAACGCCAACTATGATATGATTGATGATAGTCTTTCTAATCGAGGATTACCTAACCTGATGACATGGTTAGCAAGCCACATTGTCTTACGTGGTTGGATAGGTGGAAGATACTGCGCTTGGGTAGATAATGGACTGTATATCCCTGACTTCGCACCTTGGGATGTGCGATATTGTGCCTGGGAGTTTGGTTCAAATGGTCTAAAATGGGCTTCGTATAGAACATCACGACTTCCGAGTGACATTTTGAATGAATATCCCAATGCAAAGGTTTCTGGTGACAAACCAATAGAGGTTGTCACCTTTCTGGATGACGGAAAAGAAGAAGTTTATGCCGGGCAAGACTTAATCAACTTATGGACTCATAACTATGGGCACGTGCCAGCAATCATACAACCCGCACCGGCAGGTTTCTTTCTCCGAGACAAGGGTTATATCCAAAACGAAGGTGAGAGTGCCTTATTTCTTGACAGGATGCTCTATGATGAACTGAATCGGAGTGTCTCTATCGAACAAACATTGGCGCAGAAGTCCGTTATGCCAGCCTATTCTCAGGAAAAACAGGATGCCAATTCTCCTGCTGACCCCTACCCTGACAAACCTGGCGCACAGACAGCTTACAATGTGGGTGAGAAACCCGAACTCTTACCTGTGGGTGACTTCAACCGAGCCGCACAACTTGGTAGACAGGACATCTTACAGGGACTCCAGCAGGGTGGTAGAAACATAGACATAGGTAACATCAACCAACCCTTCTCTGCGGTCGCTATCGCTTCTATTGAGGACATTCGTAAGAAGGCTTTACTACCGAGATTTAATGCTATCGCCTCTTTCCGGCAGAAACTCTCTCGTATGATGATTGAACAAAGAAAGATTCTCACGAATACCGAAAACTTCAAACCCGAACTCGGAGTGCCAGGCAGAAAGAAAAAATACACTTTAGCCGACCTTGATGGTGACTATTCTATCAGATACCGTTTTATGTCCAAGTCAAAGGAAATGGAGATAGCGAATCTAGCTATATCAAATGCCGCTAAGGCTATCGGACTTCCTGATGAGGTTATCGTGAGGGATTTGTTACTGGCAGAAAACCCTGACGAGATTCTAGCCAAGATGAGGTCGCAGAAAGCTGAGCAAGCCTCACCATGGATTATGCTTGTAAGAATGGCTCATGCTATGGTTGATGAGGCAGAAAATCTTGAGGGTGACGATAGGGATTCCAAACTGATAGAGTCAATCGGCTTGACAAATAGGGCTATTGCGCTTATTGCCCTTGAAAGCTCACCACCTGTCACTCAAGAAGGAAACCAACCGACTCAGCAACCGAAAGTAGCCGAGCCGAAAGGCAATACCAATATGCTTATCCCGATGTTGGGTAACTCTGGCGGGGTAAATAAGGCTGGAGGGCAGGAAAATGGTTAATGCCCATCCTATAGGAACTTACTTAGGAGAAATCAAACGAGGTAGGGATATTGGCTATTCCAATGGTACTAGTCTGATATGGTCTGCTTGCGAAGTTTGTGGTAAGACCAGATGGGTGGCGTTTGTTAAACGTCAACCTGTTAATAGGCGTTGTATGGATTGCCGAGCGAATGAACTCAAAAAGCGTGGTTCAGAACATTGGCACTGGAAAGGTGGGCGGGTTACTACCAAGCCAGGTTATATTTTAGTTTTACTCCAACCAGATGACTTCTTCTTCCCAATGACAGTAAAGAAGGGTAAAGGATACAAGAAGTTACATCCCTCCAAGGGATATGTTTTTGAACACCGCTTAGTAATGGCAAAAAGTCTAAGCCGATGTTTACTCTCTTGGGAGGTTGTTCACCATAAGAATGGCATCAAAAATGATAATAGAATAGAAAATCTGGAACTTATCAATGGGAAACAATACCACTTAGCTGATACATGGATAAAAAGTCAAATCGCTATGCTTCAGAAACGAGTGACAGCCTTGGAAGCTGAAAATATACTTTTAAGACAACAATTAGAAATCGAAAATGTAGGGAGAACAATATGATACGTTGGACTCACTCTGATATAAACAAGAAGATTCAGGAAGCTCTTATGCCGTCAGTTAATCAAGGTGTTTCCCCGATGGACAGACTCAAGGGTGCTGTCCAAGCAATGCGGGGGAATCTCCGTGTTCAGGCACAGGCGAACCTAGAAGAACCACCGAAGGCGGAATAAATGGCAAAAAACTGGAAGTCTGATTTTACCAAAGACGACCCGTATGAAGGTATGCCACCTGACTATACAGGGTATGTTCCTCCCAAACTAAGGGCAGAACAGATACCTGTTAATCCTATTGTTACTGACAATACTCAGTTAGACAATGGTGAAGTAAAACTATTAGCTGAAAGACCACCTATGCGAACTATTCCTCGTGCCGGTCGGGATATTTTTGCTGGTGCTACCCCTACTACAGAACCCGATACTTCCCTCTCGCCAGAACTACAGGCACAGTTAGATAAAGCTAGAGAGATTCCCGTGGATTCTCCATTGTCGCCTGGTTATCTTGATAGATATTACAAGGCTAAAGAAGTGTCTATCGCTAACACTAAACTCGCTCTTGACCCGGAGCAGTTTGCCAAAGAACTTCAAGATAATAATGTTACCGAATCAATCTCGCTTCTCAAGAATATGGGTGCTGACCAAGCCACGATTGACTCAATCATCCCACCAGAGAAAGTGCTGAACGCTGTCCAGACGAGCCTTAGTAAGATTCCAGGGCTTGAAGGGCAGACGGTAGACTCTTTGGCTAACCTTCTAACCACAAACCCTGATTCTTTCGTTAAGGTGATTCAGATGGGTGGTATGACCGAAGACAAAAAGAACCTGCTCAGGATAATAGGGATGAGCGAGACGGATATTGAGCAACTCAGTTTTAATGTCCTTTCAGAGGCGTTTTCCCCGACTCAAGCCAAACCAAGCGCATTGTCTGCTGGTGGTATGACACCGAAGTTCGATATTACTGGGGCTAAACCTACACCGCCGATGATAACGACACCTGGCGGTAAACGGATACCCTATCCAATGACTGATGCTGAACTTAACTCAATGACTGTCAGAGAGAGAGTGATTTATACTACCGAACCTGATAGATGGCTTAGGGAGAGAGAAAACGGAACTTGGGCAAAACTTCGAGTCTTCGAAGGCAAAGTAAAAATTATTGCCGAGGCTGCTGGCTTTAATCTGGAAGCTGATACTCCAATCGAACAAGGACTGAATCTTCTTAACGCCTATCTGTGGGGAGCAGGTGGGGGGATTGTTAATATCGGGGTTAGAAAGGTAGCTGGTGCAGGTGGTAAGTTATTAGAGAAGGTTCTGCCTGAGTGGATAACTAAACTGGCTAAAGCCGACATCGGAGCATTGATAAAAGGTTCTAAAGGCAAACTCACAGAGGAAACGGCAGGGAAGATTATCCAAGAGGCTAAGACGGCAGTAGAGGATGCTAAGGTAGCCAAGCCCGAACCCATCAAGGTAGGTGAGAAGCCAATTGTCGGTGTTAAAGAGCAGCCATCATTCACTGCAACTGTTGACAAGATAGTTAAGGGTGAGAAGCTAACTCCTACTGAGGAAGCAATAAGGGTAAGGAATCCTCAAGCATTTGATGATGCTGTAAAAGCACGTGTTAAGATAGAACCAGTAGGTGAGGTGCCTCCCGCCAAGCCTATTGTGACCAAAGCAGGCGGTGTTGAGAGTGTCTCTCCCTCCACTACTCAGCCGCCTGCCGCTTTACCCAAAGAACCTACAGTAAAGTTACCCGAACCTGTTACACCTGCCCCAGGGGTTACACCAGTACCCAAAGAGGGTGCTATCTTACCCAAAACAGAGATACCACAAGGTAGAACAGTTGAGCAACAGGTCAGTGAAAGGCTTACTGTCCAACAGTTAGAGGCAAAACCAGTAGTAAGTGGAGGTGGAACAAAACTTCCATCGGGTCGTGTACCAGGTAAAGGAGTACCGAAACCATTACCTCCCGAAGACCCATATAAGAAGTTAGTAGATGCCGTTACTCCGACAGAAACTCCACTAAAGGATAAAATAAGTGTTGCTACAAACAAGTTTCTTACCCAGTATTACGATAGACTTGATACACTAAGAGGACTGGAGAATAAAACTGGCGTTCCTACTCACCAGATGGCGCAAATAGTTTCTGGTGCATCTGCTTATGGTGAGGATTTACTTAGAACTCAAGTCAGACCGGTATTGGCAAAACTTACCCAGAATGAAATCAAACACCTTGAAGAACTTATGGTTGGGAGAAGGGCACAGGACATACTACAGAAATATCCCGGTGCCAAACTACCAGGTGGGTTGACTGGTTGGGGTGATATTGCCACAGCCGAAGCAACACTTAAAGCAAAAATAGGCGACAAGGCTTTTAAGAAGATAGAAGATGCTGCTCAGGCAATGTGGAAGATAAATGATGAGAATGTCCTCAAGCCATTACTCGATGAGGGGATACTTTCAAAAGAATCCTATAATGCGTTAAAAGCGTCTAACCCTCACTATATAGATTATGCCCGTGAGGACTTCTCCATTGTTGACCAAGTGGAGAATGTTCTTGCCCGTCCTGAGGCGTCTGTTTCTACTACTGGTATCAAAGTAATGCAACCTAGTGGCAGTATCAGAAAACTGGATAGTCCTCTTGCAAGGTCGGAGACACAAGTTATTAAAACACAGAATCTTATAGCCAGAAATAAGTCAGCTAAGTCAGTGGTTGCTGGACTTCAGAAATTAGAAGAACAAATCGACGAACCGCTTGTCAAGTATCTCAAAGAGGGTGAGGCGGGTGAGCATAGTGTTCTAAAAGATACGATTTCATTCTTCTTCGATGGTAAGAAGGTTACTGTAGAAGTTCCCAAGATATATGCCGAAGCTGCTAAGAATCTTGATGCTGAATTTGGTAACGCTTTGACCAATTTCCTACAAACGGTGGCTGCACCATTACGTGCCGGTGCTACAACCTATAATCCTGCGTTTGCGGTAATGAACCCATTAAGAGATGCTATATCAGCGTGGTTTAGGGAGAGGATGATTCCATTCTCACCAAGTTATCTTGAAGGTTGGTGGGCAGCTATAACCAAGAACAAACTCTTTAGTGATGCAGCTAAAGAGGGTGTGTTGATGTCAGGTATAACAGAGACACAGCGTTCTACTGCGAAATTGGCGTCGGCAGCAACACGTGGTTCGTTGACTATCAAGAATCCAAAAGATGTTCTAACTTATATTCCCAGACTGATTCAGGAAGCCAACATTGTGGGTGAACGTGCTACAAGGATAGGAACATACAAGAAACTTACCAATGCTGGCGTATCTAAACTTGAGGCTGCTATACGGTCTAGGGATGTGACAGTGGACTTTGCCAAGTCTGGAACAGTGATGAAACTTATTAACCAGGCAATCCCATTCTCCAATGCTTCGTTACAAGGTGGCATTAACACATTAAGGGTTTTTAAGAATAATCCTAAGTGGGCATTAGTTGCTTCTGCTCCATTAGGGATAACAAGTGTTATGGCTCAGGTAAACAATGCACGATTTGAGACTTCAAAAGACATACCTGATTATGAATATAGATATAACTGGATATTCCAGTTTGGTGAAGGGACTGACAATAAGGGTGAGAAGTTCCCCGTCTATATCAAAGTTCCTAAGGGGCCAATGGGGTCTGTTCTCGCTGCGCCGATTGAAACCTTCCTGCGTATTATGTGGGGGCAAAACGATAGGTCAGTAGTAGAGAACCTGCTTAATACTACAGGTAGTATGTTAACTGGTCTAAGCCCGGTAGAACCAACTATCTCTGGTATTACACCTCCACTATTGGGTGCAGGAGTTGGGTTAGCGACCGGACAGGATTTATTCAGAGGCGTACCTATTATACCTCAAGGTGAACAGGCACGACTTCCAGAACAGCAATTTGGTGATGAAACCTCTAATGTAGCAGTTGCTTTAGGCAAGAAATTCAAGGTTAGTCCTCGCCTGATTGACTTTGCTATCAAAGACTATTTTGCTGGTGCAGGTGAAACTGTAAACTGGATTGTTGGTTTGGGGTTAGAGGCTCTCGGCTTCAAACCTGAGATGTATGGTGAGTCTACTAAAGCAAAACAGGAAGAGCAATACACTTCCACTCAAAAACTAACCAGAGTCCCCTTTGTAAGACGTTTCATAGGGACTAAAGCCACTCAGGAAGAAAACTTGGGGTGGGATAAATTTAATGAAACTACGACCAATACCAATCGTGAATTTTCCCAAATAGAAGATATGGATGCACTTGGCGTTAGACTTGGGAGTATCGGCAGTTCAATTAACAACGTGGAACTTACAATTCAGGAACGTAACGACTACCAACAGATGATGTCTGACGAGGTTATCAAGAGAGTTAATACTCTCATTTCCACTGACGATTATCAAAAAGCCAGTGATGAAGAAAAACGCAATCTGCTTCAGGATGTTATGGGTAAGGCTAAGTCTGCCGCACTCGATACATTCCAGAGTGGGTTAAAAATAGAGGGGCGAAGGGCTATGACGCTCACTGAAAACAGTGAACTGGCAGAAGGGAGGCTGGGTAATGTTTCTCAAAAGGGTGAACTTGGAGAACCGGATAAATACTATAAGACAAGTGACCTTGATAATAAGTTCAGCACCCTATACAAAGGGATTGAAATAAAGGAAGTAGAAAAGCCATCTCCCATAGTAAGTAATTGGTATGAAAAGGAAACTGCAAAAGCCACTGTTAATGAGTTTCCCAAGAAATCTCCTGCCCAAGTTAGTAAGAGTTTGATTGGTGACAAGATTAAACTCGATGACATACTGACCCAAATAGGTGATAGACGTAGTATTGTTGACCCAGAGAAACTGAAGGAATTTGATAGTAAGCATCCAAATGCCTTAGCCCTTAGTAAATTAAGTGGTCGCCAACTAGACGTTCTAGCGAAATATCACTCTGCCAGTCCGCAGGAACAGCAAGATATGCTTAAACAGAACCCCTGGCTTTCAGAGAATAAATATGAGGAAACCCTGATAAATAGTCCCGAAGATAATGCTAGATTGGCGTTGTGGGGTGAAGCAAAATTACTGACAATGGAAGCCTATGAATCATATATGAAATTGATTGATAAACTAGACTTGGTTGATTCTGCTTTACCAGAAGATATTACTCCTAAAAACCTGCCAGTGTTTAAGTTACAAACCGAAAAGACATTCCGAGATACTACTCGGAAGTTGGATGCTGTTTCTTTGCTGGATGACGAGGTAAAAGATGCCAACGGTCTTACCGCCCGTGATAGAGCAAGGGCTGAATTATACAAGACTAAAGTGGGCAACGAGACTTACATTGACACCAAGAGGCGCATAGACCTGATAGAAAAAGGCACTACCGAGAAACCGATAGACACAAAGCTCATTGATGCGGTAGTCGTGTTCAAACGTAGAAGTGACGTTCCAGGGGATAGTACGACAAGTGCGGAAGCCAACCTTGATAGGTTAAACAATCCTGAGTTGGATGCGTTACTCACTAACAAAGACATAATGGGTGATGATGCTATGGAACCGCTTGACAAGACACGTGTACCTATCTGGGAGATAGAGAGGAAAGACCGTAAGTATCTGGACACAATCAAGTCTTATTCTGACAAGACTCTACCTGGCGGTAAACCTAATCCTGACTACAAAGATGGTAACTTGAAAGTGAACGAACAAGGTCAACCTGACCCGAATGGCAAGTTTACAGCAAGGTCATTGGCAATAGCACAGTTGAACAAAGACAACCAGGAGGCGTTTGAGGACACATATCGCTCAGAGGTATATACAATAGCTTCTAACGCATCCAAAGCCACTGGCACGCCCTATGTGAAGCCTGATGATGGTCTGGTGCAAAGTCACGTGGACTATATGATAAAACAGGGGCAACCAGGCAAGTCTTGGAACTCACCGGACATACAGTTATCTCTGATAGACCAGTCTGACCCAATGAAACCTAAACTAACTCCTTACGGTCAATGGAGACTTGACAATGGATTCATGGAAAACGCACCAGACTTCACGAAGATACCTATCTGGAACATAGACGTTAAGTACGAGAAGCAGGATGCTGGTTATGAAGAAATTCTTGGTAAGTATGGGGCAGGTCAGACCAAAGAACAGACGGCAGCCATCAATGCCTACTTAGATAAGCCTGAGAATTTAGAATACAAAATGGATAGAAGACGCAGGGACGCATACAAAGCAAAAGTACCAGGGAACTATGTGGAAACGTATGCCCAGTTCTATACCAAGCCGAAAGAGACACCTTATGATGATGAATGGTTCATGTTGGAACACATGGACTACTACCGAGATGTGTGGATGAACAAGGATATTTTCCCTGACCACAAACCTATGGACTTCCGTAAAGTTCCTATGATTCCTGGCACAAGTCTACCTGATAGAGTCGTCTACCAGAAGTATGTTGAATACCAGAATCTTCCCACCGATTACTGGCGGGACTTATATCGTAAAAACAATCCCGACCTTGAGGCGTGGGGTGTAATTGCCTTCGGGTGGATTCCTATTAGAGACCAGAAGAAGTACCAGACCAAACCAAATGCCCGTGACCAGGCACTCTATGACATTGAGCAACGGCAGGCTGAAATAGACAAGAAACTGGCAGGGTTAAAACGATGACAAATGACACCCTTCAACTAATCAGGCAAGAGTGTGAAAAGATAGAGAAAAGTCCTGGCTTCGGTGAGGTTACAATCAAAATCCAGAATGGGGTAGTCAAGATTATCCAGCCTACAACGACAATACTTGTCAAAAAGACTTGACAAAGACTTGACAAAGACTTGACAATGTATATAAATGTCAGTTAGTATTTAGGTAACTGAATAAGATACCTTTTTTGAAGCGGGATGGCTGGGCGGTCAAAGAGTTCGTGCCTGATTAACTTCAGGAGAAATTAAAGCCGGGTAAACCGCCATCCACAATTGAATAGGTAATTCCCTAACAGGAAAACTGAGAAGGGCTGACCCGAAAGGGTTTAGCCCTTTTTTGTTGAGTAAATTTATAAGGAGTTGGAACAAAATGGCGGACGGAACTGAGACAGCCGTTGCGGACAAATCTTCGCAACAGTCAAAGGGAACTTCAACGTACACAGAGGAATGGGTAAAAGAACAGGTAAGGAAAGCCCGAAGTGATGCACTAGCGGACAAGGGACGGCTAGAAACGGCACTGGCAAACGCCCAAAAGATAGTAGAGCGTATGCGTCAGAAAGAAGAAGCGGATTTAGCTGCCGAACTTGAAGCCCACCGAGACGACCCTGAATATATCAAGTCAGCCAGAGCAATACAACGAGCAACAAAGGCAGAAACCGAACTTGCCAATAAGGAAGCAGAGTTAGCTGAGAAAGAAGCAAGACTACAAACATACGAAACTGAGAGGTCTGAGATAACAAAGAATCAGACAGCACGAGAAATCGCAGAACGGCTTGGTATAGATGCTGACAAGTTGATAAAACTCTCAAAGCGTACAGACGGTTCCGCAGAGGCGATAGAGGAAATAGCCCAGGAGTTACCGAAAAGCAACTCTCGTGGTACGGGTAAACCGGATTCCAATTCAAGTAGAGGCGGAGGTTCAGGGGTCTTGACCAAAGAAGAAGTTGGTAAGATGTCCCCTGAAGAACGTAATAAACGCCGCAAAGAAATAGCAAAATTATCTTTCTAATAAAGGAGTAATACAATGGCATGGCCCGATACTAGACAACCTACTGATGCCCTAACAGGGCAGTTAGTTCCTGAAATTTGGTCTGCTAAGGTTATTGATATACTTGAGTCTACTCTTGTAGCACAACAGGTAGTCAGTACCGAGTGGCAACCAATGCTTGCAAAAGGCGATATACTTAATATACCAGTAATGACCGAACTCACTGGTGCTATGGTGGATGTGAGCACGACTGGTGTAATCACCAATATGAAAACCGCTCTAACCACAACCGCCGAATCAATCACGATTGATACATGGTGGGAAATACCGGTCTCCATAGACGACAGCACAGCCCGCCAGACACAGGTTCCTGGACTCTTAGAGAAAGCTGCCGCCAATGCCGCCTATGGTTGGAAGAAGAAACTGGATGCGTATGTTTGTGCGTTGTTCTCCAGTCTTCGCACTACCTGGCAGGGTGCTGATGGGCAGACCTTTACCGATGACCTGTTAGTGTCCATTATGGAAGGACTGGATGAAGCCGACATCCCTGAGGAAAGGGCACTCGTTGGCGACCCGTCTGTACTTGCCGACCTGAGAGGCATAGACAAGTATATGACCTTCGACTATACCACTAACCCCCTGAGAGCTGCCGGCTACCGTGGCAGGATTGATTCCTACGGTCTTCCTGTCTACTTCACCAACAACCTGACGGGGGCCACCACCGGAAACTACGGTGCTGTTCTAGCTAAAGAGGCAATCGGTCTTATCGTACAGTCTCCGATGGATATTGAGAAATGGCGTGAACCGACCCGGCATAGCTGGATGGTTAACACGTCTGGCTTCTTCGGTGCTGCCGTACTTCGTGCATCACCGTCCGGTGCCAGATTCTATACCCGCAAGAGTTAAATATGCCGATATACGACTTTGATTGTTGTGGTAAGCGAGTTGAGGTCATTCAGGGGATGAATCAAAAACCCCCTGAGTGTCCCACTTGTGGTAAGGCTATGAAAATGGTCTTCACCACACCAGCAATAATCACGGTGGTTGAAAACTGCATACCACAACGTAGTAAGGGCTACAAGGATGCTTATGCCAAGGATTACAGGCGCAGACTTGCAGAGGCCCAGTCCTAAGCTACCTCAGCGATGGGACTCTAAATAATAAAGAGGAAAGGAAAATAAAATGGCTGGATTTCAACAGTTAAAAGTGGGCAAGGATTTAGTATTTACTGGAGCCGCACTCTACCAACCCAATGTCAAGGGGCCGATGATGACCGAACTCAAGATGTTCGATGAGACCTTTGTTAATGACACTATTGGGGATTGGGGAGAAAGGGAATCAAATGGGTCTACCATTAGTCATTCATTAGTAGATGGAGGTGCAGAGATTATAACCTGCGATGCCTCAACTGATGATGACTGTGGCGAACTGTACCACAATGTTCAATGGTCGGCGGCATCTGCCTGTGGTATGGAAGTTAAGGCAAAGATAAGTCAGATAACTGCGGTAGGCGTAGCGGTGGGTTTCGTTGATGCAACAACGAACACCAATAATCTAATAGCAATGGAGTTGACCGCACCTTCTACGTTCAAGAACATGACCACCACAGCCGATGCCGTCGGAATGGTATTTGACACTGATGCGACATCTAAAATTTGGTACTGCCTAGCGGCCAATAATGGCACAGAGGGTACTCCAGTAGCCGCATTTGGGTCACTTGCACCAGTGGCCAACACCTACTTCAAGATAAGGGTGCAAACTGATACGTCAGGTAATGTGACCTTCTACTACAATGGAACGGCGGTAGGTTATCTACCTGCTGCAATCGCCTACGCCGCAACTGACCTGCTAACCCCGTATGTAGGTTTCATTTCAAGGTCAACGGCCAACCCCGTCTGCACCATCTCCCGAATAACGGTATGGCAGAATAATTAAAGGAGGAGACAGTGAGTAAACTTCTAACATTCCACATTCACGAAGCTGGTGACAACACCCAGATGTCTCCTGCCTACTTCATGGATGGCGAATACGACAAGGTATCCGTCAGAATCTATGCGGAAAGGGCGCCCGTCAGGAACGCCACAATAGACATCTACGATGATGGTGTGTCAATATTCTCCAATTCTACGCCCACTATGTACAATGTATCGTCAGGCGCAGACGAAACTGATGCGTCAAACACATTGGCGATACTCCCAAAGGGTTACAACTCTGAAGAGATGGCGGAGGATTTCACACCCGATACAATCGAAGAGGAGTCGTGGATAACCTGCAAGTTAATAGACGGTGCAGGTGGTAGGAATTTTACAGTTCAATTAGAACTAAGTCAAGTGTCTGAAGATGAATCTGGAGATGACTAGCCTTTACGGAGTTAGGCGATAAATAAACTCGGTAAATAAATAGGAGGTTTCACGAATCAATGGCAAAAATCATAGGAAATGCAAGACAAACAACGGCTGTTGTACGCAATTCCGAAGGTACTGCCGAAAACTATCTAAGACTATTACGGGACGGAACGGTTGGCATAGCTGACCTTATCGCCCAGTGGTCTTTAGAGGGCAGAATCTTCACGGCAAGTGCGGGTGCAGCTACAACCCCAGTAACATTCGGCTCCAGCACTCTTGACGTACTGGAACACGACCTGCACGTATTAGTCCCGTCCAGTGTGGTAATCATCCCTCTTGAGTGGACTATCAACTTCGACATCTACGGAACCATCCAGGTAGTTGAGTGTGCCCTCCAGTACGGAATAGGTAGTGTGGCTGGTACTGCAGACCTGACGGACACCCCAATTAGTTCCAATGCCAACACGGGTCTAACCTCAGCTTGTACAGTAAAGTTCTCTTGTGCAACAGGCACTAACCTCACCACCGTGGTCAACGAGTTCTGGCATGACGGTATCCAACTCGGTATCAGTGCTGCATCTGCAACTGTTATCCGCAGCCAGACCAAATTCTCATACAGGGCTATGGATAGCGGGGTGCTTCAGGTTATTGGCCCAAGCCAACAGTTAATCGGGTATGCGTCTGCTCAGGCAGGCACAGGCTTCACTCGATTTGTCTATGCGGAATTACCAGTAGCGAGTGTGTCATAATGGCAATAATTAAAGGTTCAGCAAGACAAACAACCGCCGTTGAAAGAGTGGACGAAGGTGCTGAAGTCTACCTTCGTATGCTCAGAGACGGAAGCATGGGTGTTACCGACCTCATCGCCCTATGGTCACTGGAAGGGCGGGTCTTTACCTCATCTCTTGGTGCGGCTACCACACCTGTCACCTTTGGTGCCGGCACACTTGATACCACTGAGTTTGACCTTCATGTGGCAATCCCGTCTAGTGTAGTCATCATACCACTGGAGTTCACAGTCAACTTCGACCTCTATGGAACGGCTCTGGTGGTAGAACTTGCTCTCCAATATGGTACAGGTAGCGTTACTGGTTCTGGGACTGCTGATATTCCACCCAGTTCCAATGCTATTGCGGGGTTATCCTCGGCTTGTACTGTTACATGGGCGGCCGCCGCAGGAACAGCCCTGACTACGGTTGTGAATGAGTTCTGGCACGATGGTATCCAGTTGGGTAGCAACGTCACAACCAGAACTACTCTCCGAAGCCAGACCAAGTTTACTTATCTGGCGAAAGACACCGGAGTCCTGCAAGTCATTGGCCCGAGCCAGCAGTTGGTGGGCTGGGCATCGTCTAACGCCGGTGTAGGCTTTGGACGGTTCGTGTATGCGGAACTTCCCAAATCCGCAGTAGCTTAATAGTAAAGTCTTTAAGGGGGTTGGACTCTAACTAACCCCCTTCCAAGAAAGAGTTTGGAAATATGAGTAAAAAAGAAGTTACCCTTTTAAGTCTAGGCCCCTCATACGTTGAATGTCGTTTTGAGACAGAAGAGGTATGGGGGGTCTATCGTTGTTTATTGGAGCCCAGTCTGAAAGACAGGAAGTTCACAAAGATTTTCTCTATTGATGGCAAGTGGCAAACCATAAACGACCACCCGCCCTTTCTACAGACATCTATAGATGAGTCATCGAAACGTGCCGCTGAGTTAGGTATCCCAGTGGTAGGTATGAGAGACTACGTTACAGAACACTATCCAACCAAAGAGGTTGTAGCCAAGTTTCATACATCATACTTCGGCCCAACCGTAACGTACATGATTGCCTATGCCCTGCTGTATGGTTATGAGAAAATCCATATCTACGGTATTGACCAGGGGCCGGAACTGATGTATCAAACTGGTAAACCAGCGGTGACATTCTGGCTAGGTTTAGCAACAGGGTTGGGGGTTGAGTTAGTTATGGGCAAAGGTTCATTGAAATGGACGTATAGTGCTGGTCTTACCGGACTTCCTATGGCGTGGGTCAGGGAAGAATACGAGAAACTCTACGTAAAACTTGTTCCCGAATCAGAACGAATGGAAGCAATCGTATGAAAGTAATCTTTGTGGGTGGCAAGAAATACGGGGTAAATGTACTCAGATACCTGCTGACTGATTGGGATGTAATCGCTGTAGATGGGGATGAGGAAGTCAGGGCTGAGGGTAAGCGTCTGCACATACCGTATCTGGAGGATATTGAATTAGGTGATGTGGATTTGCTAATCTCCTACTTATCCAGGAAAAAGATAGGAGAACCCCTGCTCAGTCATCCTAGATTGGGGTGTATCAACTTCCACCCTGGATGGTTGCCTGAATTTGGCGGGGCTTGTGGTTATAATATAGCAATACTGGAGAACGTCAAACAATACGGATGTACTGCCCACTTTATGACTGCCCAGATAGACAGGGGGGATATTATAGACAGAAGAGCCGTTTATTTAGACAGGAACGAAACGGCATACAGTCTTGCGATTAAAACCTACGAAGAGATGTTTACACTGTTCCAAAAAGTCCTTCGTAGTATTGAGTGTGGTACGGTTAAAAGAACGCCTCAGTTCAATACGAGGTATATGAAGTGGGAAGATGTAGAGAAGTTACGGTATATTCTCCCTGGAGATAGTCCTGAAACAATAGACCGCAAGAAGAGGGCATTTCACTTCCCGCCCTATAAAGGGGCAGAGGTAGCCCATGTATAGACCATTTAAGGAGTCTACCATCCTTAGAACAGACACTCCTATTAATCAGACGTTACATTTAGAGGAGAGTAACAAGATTCAGGGTTGGGAAGCTACCAAGTCCCCTGAGTATTGGGATTACAGGGGTAACTGGATAAAGTTTCCCCAAGAACGTATTGTTGGTTCATTTCCCCTTCATCTTGATATTGAGGCTACCAACGCCTGTAATCTAAGATGTGTTATGTGCCCCAGAACAATCAAGGTTGCGGACGGGACATTCTGGGATATAGGGATGTTTGACTTTGACCTCTACAAGCAAATCATAGATGAGGGTGTGGAAAACGGACTTTGCTCTGTCAAGTTCAATTATCTCGGGGAACCATTACTGAATCCCAGACTTGCGGAGATGATTAAGTATGCCAAGCAAGCTGGAGTGCTTGATACAATGCTTAACACCAATGCGACACTTCTAGTTGATTGGAAAGCCCGTGAGTTAATCGAGGCAGGACTTGATAAGTTGTTCGTTTCATTTGATTCGCCCTACAGAGACAAATACAATCAAATAAGAGTTAGGTCTGAGTACGATATGGTACTAGCCAATATTCGAGAATTCAATGAAATCAGGAAAGAGATGGGGTCGGTTAGTCCCCTAACCCGTGTTTCTATGGTACGGATGGAAGAAAACAAAGACGACTGGGAAGTCTTCTGTAAACTATTCGAACCTATCGTAGATGTTGTAGCATACATAGACTACCTAGACCATTTTGGTCAGAATAAGCCAGAATACTCCCCTACCCATAACAATCGTAGAAATCCCAACTTCTGCTGTGCCTCGCTCTGGCAGCGCATGTTTATTCATCCCGATGGGGTGGTTACTGTATGTTGTCTGGACTCTATGAGAAGTCTACAGGTAGGTAATGCTTTTGAGCAATCTGTTCACGATATATGGACAGGCGAGAAGATTCAGGAGTTACGTGACCTTCACGCAAATGGGCGTTATGAGGAAATACCGGCATGTGCTGTATGTCCCCTATCGAGATACCTGGAGGATAATGGTTACTAATCAAACATTATCACATGAGATACTCAAGAACCGAAGGCAATACTATATAGAGAAGGTTCAAGCCCCTCTTATGAAGGCTCTTGTGACTCTGGCGTTTCGTTATCCGGAACCTACAGAACAGAACGTGTCGCATCCTAACGCTAAACTTTGGTTAAGGGTATGGAATAAGTTCCTTGAAATGGAAGACAACCCTGGCAGACACGCACTCTTTGAAGCAATCAAGAGAGTGTTCGTAGGTAAGAGTGTCGAGATTGACCCATACTACAGGGATAGGGAGCAGGTGATTCATGAGTTATGGCTTGACGAGGTACTGGAAGGTCACTGGAAGCCGAGGAGTCCCGACCAACCACCCGACTGCTGGAAGGCAGACTCAAACGAGAGAGGAATTGGATACGAGTTCCTTAAAACGATGTATTACTACCCTGAAATCAGGGAAAAGATAAAAGACTTAGTAAAGAGACTATAAGGAGTAGACAATGAGCAAGCATTTTGGCAGACCAAGTTTAGGAACGGCTGGAAGTGGTGCGGCGAGGTGGATTCGGGGTAATGAGTCTCCGTATGACCAGAAAAGTCCTACCGGATGGTTAGCAGAACTGTACGGTGGTGCCCAGTCTGGTGATGATTATGCAAGGATTAACATACCTGTTGACGAACTGTACCCCTTTGAGTTCAAGTCAGGTCTTTGGACATGGTATCAGACTAATGCCGAAGAATACGGTGTCAATCTTGTTATCTGGATGCACGACCCCACAGATAACGACAAGAGATGTGAAGTCACCCAAGCCCCTTCAGGTGCTACCCTTGAGAAAACTTCCGGGTGGAATGCTCATGAGTTAGATATTACGGCAACCCAGTTCTTCTACTATGGTGAGGGTACTGTGGGGTCAGGTCTAACCGAAGGGACTCAGTATAAATGGACTCAGTTCCAGTCCGATACCATATTCAGCAAGTGGACTATCTACCGTGTAACCCTTGAATGGGGTTGGTATTCCACAGGGACTTTTGAGAACGCCTACGTTGCTGATGTCAAGTTCAACAACGAGATTGTTCCATTAGAACCCACCATAGCTGAAATCCTCAGTAGCCCCGAAGCTGGTGGCAGAACAACTCTCAAGACCGTCAGCACTACTAAGGTAATCGTGGCTGGCGGTGCTAACTCTGCTGGCGATGTTATCAGTAATGAGTCAACCAACGGAAGCGGTACAGCTTGGACATTCTCTGCCATAGCCAACAAGAACGGTGGGTCTGGATATATCGTGAAAGCCCATGTAATCTGTGAGACGACCGCATTGACGGGTCTGCTGTCTCTTTATCTGTTCACAGCCACGCCTACATCAGAATTGGACGACAATGCGGCTAATACGGCATTATTCCACGCTGACCAAGCTAATTATGTCGGGCGGATTGACTTCCCCGCTCTTTCCGAGAACGGTACCGGGGACTCTGAAACGGTAGCCACGCCATCTACTTATGGGAATCTACCATTAGCTTTTACCTGTGCGGCTGGTGTTGATGATTTGTTTGGAATCCTCGTTTCTGTAACAGCTACTACGATAACCGCAGGTGACGATGTTATTATCAAACTGACAGCGGAGAATTTATAGGCATGAGTATAGCTACTAAGATAAAAACGGGTAGCATCTGGACTCCCAAGAAGGACAACTCCGAGGTGTTCTATGCCCCACTCTGGCGACCTGATATGGTAGCCAAGGGTGGGTATATTAAGAACGGGACTGGCGCACTTACAGCGGCTAACCCAATCAACCTTGCTGTTGGGGCAAATACTATAGATGTTGCTACGGCTGGAACATTTATAGTGGGTATGCCAGAAGGTGGAACTGTAGCCACAGGCACTATGACGGTAACGAACAGTGTTGTAACTATCCCAGCAGGGGTGGCGACTTCTATAGCAACAACTGGGGCAGTGGGCAATATCACAGTTACTTCTAGCAATATCATCAAGTCAAAAGACAAGTCTAATCTAGCAATGACTGTTACAGGTGCTACCTGGGGCTATCAAGGCAGAAGTTTTGATGGGACGGATGACAAAATAGTTATTCCAAACAATGCGGTTATAGATATTTCGGGAGTAGTAACTGTTGAGGTTTGGGTAAAATTAAGTAGTTCCCTTGCCGCAAATGCTGATATTGTAAGTAAGATAAACACCACTACATATCTTGGTTGCTATATGATAGTTTGGAATAATGATACCAGCCAGTGGAGTTTCTTTACTGGCAATGCCAATAGTTGGGATAATGCTGGGCTTGTTAGTGGCTCAAAAGGAGTTTGGGCGTATATAACTGGCGTTTATAATGGGACGAACACTAAGATTTACCTTAATGGAGTTTTTGGTGCAAACGCTGTCGCTTCACACACACCTGTTGCGGATGGTAGGGATTTATACCTTGGGGAAAGGGAAACTGGCACGAGCGACTTGAATGGGGTGATAGGTGAAGCCAGGATTTACAATCGGGCTTTAACCGCAGGGGAAATCCAGCAGAACTATCTAGTGACAAAGTGGCGTTATGTTTAGGGGTAAAAGGAGGTATCAATGATAAAGAAGATACTCCACAGGCTATTCAGAAAGAAACCAGATGATAAACCTATTTACATCTCCTACGAGGAAGGGATAAGAGTTTTCGGTCATACCAACTGGGGGTATCAGTAATGGCTACCTTCGCTCTGAAGGCTGAAATTCCGATGGAATCACCAATATGAAAGGAAATAGGACTATTCGAGGATTAGTTAATGACAAACCTTTTTGCGAGAAGGTAATTAATCTATATCTAAGTGGCGAATCGCCTAAATCCATACATTCACAGGTGGGTTCAAGTATCTCAACAGTCCAAGATGTCTTGGAAAGAGCCAAAGTTACTAGAAGTCGAAGTGAATCGAGTAAACTAGCATATTTGAAGGGTAGGAACAAGACACATCCGAATTTTATCAATAGCAAAAAGGTAATACTACGAGGTCAAGCCCATTATAATTGGAAAGGTGGTCGTTTTATTCACGGAGGTTACGTGAATGTATATTGTCCTGAACATCCCAATGCTAGTTCTATTAGCTATGTGCTTGAACATCGCTTAGTGATGGAGCGCAGTTTGAACCGCTTGTTAACTCGGAAAGAACAGGTTCATCATATCAATGGAATTACAGATGATAACAGACTAGAGAATTTAGAGTTGATTTCACCAGTCAACCATTCCTTGAAAACGAAGTTTTGCTCTCAGTGTGTTATGCGGAAAGAACTACGGCTACTTCAGTGGGAAATTAAAGAGTTAAGGCTTCAGTTGCAAGCCAGATTAGGAGTGTGATAATCGTGTCATCTTTTTGTCTCAAAGCAACAATCACAGCCAACACGGTAGCCAAGCGGGATAACATCTACGACACGATAGAGACGTTCCTGAGCGGCAAGCCAGTGTGGGGCGATACTGTTATGACCAAAGGGGCTGATATGGTTTCAGGTCAGCCGAACATGTCTATTACAGTGCGTTTCACCCGGCGGCCGAATCTTGACAACCTCTTTGCCCAAGCTAAAGCAAAGATACTCACGCTGACGGGGGTATCAATCAAGATAAGTAAGCACATTTGTCATCACGATGAGGGAAGTAACCAGCCGTGTGTGCCTGAGGAGATGTTTGAAATTGTCCGTTAAGGGTAGGAGATACCGTGGGGAATGAAGTAGGTGGCAAATGGATATTATTCTAGGGGATAGAGCCGTTGACCCGCCACAACATAATCAGGGAGTTGGTGATGAATCTCGGAACGTTGACCGAGATAGCCTCTTACTATGGGGTCTATCTTATGGGAGACGGCAGATGGGTACAAGGAATATCTGTAACGCTTGGCTGTATTCTAATCAACAACGGAATCAGCCGTGGATGGCTGTTTCTCATAACTCGCAAGGAGTGATATGCCATACAAGATAGTAAAGAGAACTGGCGCAAAGCCTTATAAGATAATAAATAAGAACACAGGGAAGGTTGTGGGTAGTTCTACGACCAAAGCAAAGGCACAAGGTTCAATCAGGGCGAGATACGCTAATGAGAGGTAAATATGCCTAGAATTTACACAGACGAAGTTGATTTAATCGAACAGGTGCTTCAGGACACTGGTAATGCTGAATTCACGGCGGCTGAAATCAACTACCAAATGGAGGAATCCCTCAAGGAACTGGGCTCTTACCAGAAGCACGAGAACCTTTGTCCGGTGGTCTTCAAGATAGAATCACGATACGGGACTGTCTCCGCCACCTCAACTTCTAACCTGACCGACACTGTAAAGACCCAGTTCGTGTCAGGAGACGCTACAAATGAAAAGATAGTCCACAACACCACAGACGACACGTGGGCTACTGTTGCGTCCTACACGAGCACTAGCGTCTTAGCCCTTAATGCGGACATCTTTGTTTCGGGTGATACCTACGAGATTTACAACAAGAGATGTTACAACAAGAGGCAGATATATATAGGGGATGTTAATGATTACCTGAGAATAGCCAAAGTTGAGTATCCTATAGGAAGACCAAGGAACTGGACTCTAATCAACAATAACATCATAGAGATTGATGTAGTGTATGTAGGCGACTCCAATTCCACTTTGGGCACCCTAGAGAGTGTGGACGTTCTTGTGTGGTTTGCCAAGCCCCACATACTCTCCCAGACAGTTGATTTGGCTGGCGAGGCTCTAGGTGCTGCGTCTGCCGGTGCTACCACATTTGCGGTAGATGGGTTAGGGGCTACAGTAATCATAGAAGAGGGGAACCAATTTACCATTGAGAACCACAGGTCTATCTATACGACCATTGGCGACCAGACAACCTCCGCTAACGCAGCTACCTTTACTATCTATCCAGCACTAGAGGCTGCTGTGAGTGATAATGATGATGTCACTTTCGTATCATCTACACTTCTGCCAGACGATGAGGACATACTAGCCGAAATGGTAGCGGCAAGACTGTGTATCTATCACGCACCTAAGTTCTTCAAGGCTATTGGTGCTATGGGGCCAGCCACTTCAGCCAACTACTCATCGTGGGGTGAGAGACGGCTGGCGATGGTAAGACAGAAACTCTCCAGACAAGCCGGAGCCAGAACGGCTTACCTATATCCGAGGAGTTAGATGCGTTCGCTAGATAGTAATCTCACAACAGCCCAGAACCAGATGAATGGTCAGATTATCGTGAAGATAGTCCTGACCTCTGGTGCGACTACCTATACTTATTACGCCCCTGGCGGGTCGGTGCTGACCAACAACATAGAACGAGTAAGTCATTCCGAAACACCCTGGTCACAGACGGCGACTGTTAGGATAGACGACTCCGCCCAAGTGTTATATGCCCTTTCCCTTGAAGGCTACACAGGGACAATCTCGTATGGTTATAACGTAAGTGGAACGGATTACTACTCAGCGGCTGCGCCTTTAATCGTCAAGGGACAGGAACAGGTGTCGTCTGGTGGCAACCTGAAGTGTACCCTGTCTCTCTATGGGATTCCCGACCAATTAGATGATGACCACGCTTCAGCATCTTATACTCTGCCTGACAGTGACACCCAGACTGTCAAGACACTAATCAACGCTATCGCCGGGGCTACGATGGCTTGTTTCAGTCATACTACGGCTATAACTGTGGATTGGGACTCCGAGGACTCACTGATAGACACGTTTGCTCCAAAAGACTACTTCAGGGTGTCCACAGGTAACACCCGCTTGGCTAAGATAAAGGAACTCTTAGGTTATACCAAGTGCGTTATGAGAGTAGAAGCTGACGGAGACATACATATCATCAACCCGACAGTATCGGGAACAACTTACGCTTATGAATACAACGATATTATCCTAGCGGCTAACCACACCTTCTTTTCTAAGGTTTACAGGAATAGACTTGTCTTACCGAATAAGATAGTTGTCCAGTCCTCATCCGACCACGCACCAGCTTATACAGGGAACTATACAAGTGCTGCTTCCTTTGCCCTCTTGCCAAAGGTGGATTACAAAGAGGGCAGGTTGGCTTCTGATGCTCAGGCCACAGCGATAGCTACGGCAGGGATACAGAAGTTAGAAGTAGAACACGAAAAGGGTAACGGCTTCGCACCTATGAACTGTGGGCAGGAAGTCCACGACTACATCAAGATAACCGACTCACGAGAGAATGACAACAGGATAGGGAACGTAGGCTACCTCACCCGTATCTTTGACATCAATAACAGGAACTACCCTTATACAATCGGGTTTGGGTTTGGAGACATCTCACGGGCAGGAACGGTGGGAATATCTCCAAGTGCGGATGGGACTCAACGTCAGTTTGTGTCCTACGAGGACTTCAATAGAATTATCGGAAACCTTCAGGTCACAGACGATAAGATAATAAAACGCCTGAACGAATTGATTATGGAAGATACAGTTCCTAAATGGCACGTGACACAATTACTCCAAGTGCCGAGTGCGGGGGTTTAGATGGCTACTGAATCACAACTTAGCCAAAATAGTGGTGCGGGACTAGACTGGTATAGTTCAGTTTCTGGTGTAGGTTATGGGCAAAAACTAACTATCACTGACCGAACTGTTACCAAGCTGACATTTAAGCTGAATAAAACTGGCACTCCTACGGGCACTCTTGCTTTTGTTATACGGAAGGTATCAGATAACAGCATAATAGCCACTAAGACTTGGGGTAATGCTGTTGACACCTCAACCAGTGCTACAGATTATGAGGTAACTCTTGGTACTCCCGTTTATGTTAATGAGCAGGTGAGAATTGCCGTTGAGTCATCTGCTCAAGGAGGAAATGATACAAGTAATTATGTACAGGTTTATTACCAATTTTCAGATGTTAAGGCTAGTGAGCAATTTTGCGGGAAAGGTTCCAGTGGTGTCTGGCAGGATGGGGGAACTTATGCAACATCAGATTGCTATTACATCTATACCTATGATGCTGGTTATCACGTTGATAACACAGCCCCTTCCGCCACCAATCAAGCCGTCTCAGCCATCGCTGCTACGACAGCGACAGGGAACGGCAATGTCACAGGGTTGGGAATACCAGCAGCCACCCAGCACGGACACGTCTGGGCGACGCACCCCATTACTCCGATAGGGGCTTATACTACTCAAGACTATTACTTAGAAAAAGGCGCACCTTCGGCAACAGGGGCATATACCTCAAGTATGACTGGTTTAACCCAGAATACTACTTATTATGTGAGGTCGTATATCACAAACACGATTGGCACATTCTACGGAACTGAGGTGAGTTTTTCAGCATCGGCGGATAAACCTGTCGTAACGACAGTAGAGGCAATGGCTGTGGTAGTTACGACTGCTGTTGGACATGGCAAAATCACAAACACTGGTGGAGTTGCGGTTACGGCGCACGGTTTTGTGTGGTCAACCTCTACAATAAATACTGGCATTGCACCAACTGCACAACCATATTACACGGATGAGGGCACTGGCGTAATTGGAGATTTTTATACCACTCTCACGACCTTGACTGCCTCAACAACTTACAAATTACGAGCTTACGCAACAAACGCAAACGGGTATACTTATGGTGCTGAGATTACGATAACCACACCAGCATCAGGTACACCGATAATCTCAGCCCAAGAATGCACAAATGATGTGGGGATTTCTGCGATTGGGAACGGGACTATACTTGACATCGGGGCAGCGGCCATTACAGCCTATGGGCACGTCTGGTCAACCTCTACAATAAATATGTCCGTAACACCTACTTCACAACCTGGCTATGTGGATAATG